GGCTGAGTACCAGAACTGCACGATCGGGACCAAGGCTGCCAACTCGGCAATCGTGTTCCTGAATACGGTGGCTGGCTATGCCAACCCGTTCTGGCAGAAGGATGCTCTCGAACTCCTGCCCGGACGCTATGCCGTTCCGACCGACGCAGGTACTGCCGTGATGCGCGCTTCCACTGATCAGGGCATCGAGCTGGTCATGCAGAAGTGGTATGACATCAACACCATGAAGATCAAGTATCGTCTCGATACGCTGTTCGGCGTGGTAAACAAGCAGCCTGAGATGTCGGGTATCATCTTGTTCAGCCAGACCTAATCGTAGGTGCAGGGACTTCGGTCCCTGTTCTTGCTCAATCATCTTCATAGGAGTTAAACATGTCTTCTCTCGTCGTAGGTCCCCTTGGCAACGTCACTGTTGTCGTTCCCGCTGCTGGCAGCATTGCTGTGTACACCAAAGGCAATTCTCAGGTGTCACAGATCGTCGGCTATCCCAACCACCCTGATACGCTCAGCTTGCTGGGTACCGTATCCAATGGTCAAACCGTCTTCGGTCCGTACGCTTCTGGCGCCACGATCCGCATTGACGGTGGTGCTCTGCCGACTTTGTATGAAGTTGGTGCCGCTCCGCTGGTCGAAGACGTGCTGGCCTGGCAGATCCAAGGTGCTCCAGTTACAGTTGATGTGACTGGTGCCGTCTCAGCTGCTGCCATTCTGGGCGGCATCGTGACGTCAACCACGGCTGCTGCTGTGGCCGGTACGATTCCGACTGGTACCGTGATGGATGCGGCCAGCAACTTGCAGATCGGTGACTCGTTCGACTGGTCTGTCATTGCGACTGGCGCTAACGCGTTCACTGTGACGGCTGCTGCCGGCCACACGATCGTGGGCAACGCCGTCGTGGCTACCGCAACTTCTGGCCACTTCCGCACTTGTAAGACTGCGGCAGCAACCTACGTTACATACCGCGTGGGCTAAAGTGATTCTGGGCTGGGTCTTCGGACCTGGCCCAGTTCCACAAGGAGACCATCATGCCACTGAAATCAGGATCGAGCAAGAAAACCATTTCAGCCAATATCAAAACTGAAATGAAAGCTGGCAAACCTCAACCACAAGCTGTGGCGATCGCCCTCAGTAAGGCGCGTGGTGGTAAGCCTGCTCCAAAATCCACATCGAAAGGAAAATCAAAATGAGCAAAGAATTCCCCGCCCTCGTCTATAAAGACAAAGGTCCACATCAGCGTGCTGGCGGCACCTATAACCACAAACTTGTGGAAGATGGGGCTGAATTTGATGCCGCCCTGGCTGATGGATGGTTCCCTACCTTGCCAGAGGCCATCGAAGGTAAGCTGGTCGTGCAGGAAGGTACCCAGGAACTTACGAATGCTGATGGTCAAGGGCAAGGTCAGGCTGATGACAACGAACCCCCTACGCGCGCCGAATTGGAAGCTAAAGCTGTGGAACTAGGCATCAAATTCAAGGCCAATACCACAGATAAGCAGCTCGGTGACCTGATCGCCGCCAAACTGGGAGCTTGATCATGAGCTGGACGAAGCGACAACTCGTAACCCAAGCCTTCGAGGAGATTGGGCTTGCTGCCTACGTCTTCGACTTGACGCCGGAGCAGCTGGAGAGTGCGCTTCGTCGGATGGATGCGATGGTAGGTGGGTGGAGTGCCAACGGCGCGCGAATCGCCTACCCACTTCCATCTTCTCCTCAGTTGAGCGATCTTGATGCCGAATCTAACATTCCAGATTTTGCCAATGAGGCCCTCTACTTGGGATTGGCTGTCAGATTGGCCCCATCATTTGGCAAAACTGTCTCGCCAGAGACTAAAGCCTTTGCTGACATGGCTTACAGCAACATGGCCAACCAGGTGGCAATTCCCACACCTGAACGTCAGATGCCACAGACTCTGCCTCGTGGACAAGGCACCAAACCATGGCGCAACTTCAACAACCCATTTTGCCAACGTCCTGAGGATCCTCTCCTCGCTGGTTCTGACGGCAAGATCGACCTCGAATAGGAGAACTTCATGGCCACCATCAATCAACTCAATGCTGCTGATCAACTTTCTGGCAGTGACCTTCTTCCACTGTATTCACAAGCAAATGGAGATGCTCGGAAAATCTCACTGACAAACCTGTTGAACTGGCTTGAGACGCAGCAGATTGCCACTCAAGACAACAAGATCACTCAATATGCGGCACCACTTACTGGAGCCACCGTCCTTCTTCGAGATGACCAGAACAGTGTTTGGTTGATCTTGACACCGGCCGGCACAATCGCAGCGCTTACACTCAAGTTGCCCTTGGTATCGAACTGCATCGACCGCCAGGAGATTCTCGTAAACTCAACTAAGGTTGTCACTGCTCTGACCATCGACGGCAATGGTTCGTCAGTTATTGGTGCACCAATTGCTCTCACAGCGAATGGATTCTTCCGTCTGCGCTGGGATGCAGTCATGAAGACTTGGTATCGCGTCGGCTAACCCTCAATCAACTTAGGAGAATCACCATGACTATTCGTTCACCCTTCCGTCCTCATTTCGGTTCGAACCAAAACCCTTCACCTGCTGCTGGTTCTGCAACCATCACCATTGGCAAAGGTGATAAGACGCTTCGCGTGCGTAATACCGGCGCCACCAATGTGATGTACTTCCGCACTGGTTTGGCATCTGATGGCACCGTGACTGCTACATCGGCAGACATGCCTGTTTATCCGGGCGAGATGGTTTACATCGAGAAGCCGCAGGACCATGACACTGTTGCAACCATCAGCGCTGCCGGCACAACTGCCAGTGTCATGAGCGGCGAAGGCGGGTTCTAATCATGCAAATCCCCATCCTTAATGGCATCTACACGGATGGGGTGTCCGACTTCCGGACGTCCTATCCTCGGAATTTAATTCCGGTCCCAAAACAACAGGGCATCTCAGAAGGATATTTACGCCCGGCAGATGGTATTGTGAAATTTGGTGAAGGCCCAGGTCGCGATCGTGGTGGTATCAACTGGAATGGAGGTTGTTACCGCGTCATGGGGTCGAATCTTGTCCGAATTGAATCAACCGGTGCCACAACTATACTCGCAACTCTCCCACCAGGATCTCAAGTCACACTAGACTACTCATTTGATCGCCTTGCCATTGCAGCAAGTGGCGGGTTGTATTACTGGGATGGCACAACTCTTACGCAAGTTCTCGATCCTGACCTAGGTACTGTCATTGACTTCATTTGGGTTGATGGTTATTTCATGACGACAGATGGAACAAGTTTGATCGTTACGGAGTTGAATGATCCTTATGCAGTTAATCCACTGAAGTATGGCAGCTCTGAAGCAGATCCTGACCAGATTAAAGGTCTGATCAAGCTACGCAATGAAGTCTACGCTCTGAATCGCTACACAATCGAAGTCTTCCAAAATATCGGCGGTGACCTTTTTCCGTTCCAGCGAATTGAAGGTGCTCAGATGCAACGTGGCGCCATTGGTACTTTTGCTGCAGCCATGTTTTTGGAGAACATCGCCTTCTTAGGTGGTGGTCGTAATGAAGCGCCGGCAGTGTGGATTGGAAGTAACAGTTCCACATCAAAGATCTCAACACGCGAGATTGATCAATTGCTTTTGGCCTATACTGAAATGCAACTTTCGACTGCGGTATTGGAGGTTCGTGTCCATAAGGGCCAGCAACTCTTGTATATGCATCTGCCTGACCAAACTCTGGTCTACGATGGGGCAGCTTCACAAGTTGTGAACGAACCTGTCTGGTTTGTTCTGACGTCCAGCCTCACTGGCATTGCTCAGTACAGAGCCAAGAATTTTGTCTGGGCCTACGACAAGTGGTTGTGTGGAGACCCGACCAGCATCTCTCATGGTTACCTGACTGATTCAATCTCATCCCATTATGGAGACGTGAATGGCTGGGAATTCGGTACAACCATCATCTACAATGAAGGTCGTGGCGCTCTGTTCCATGAGTTAGAGCTCGTCTGCCTGACTGGCAATGTTCCGCTTGGCGAGGACCCGACTATCTGGACGTCCTACACCATTGATGGCCGCACTTGGAGCCAAGAACGTCCACGCTCAGCAGGCAAGCAAGGCGAGCGGCTCAAACGTATCAGTTGGCTGCAGCAAGGACACATGCGCCATTGGAGAACTCAAAAGTTCCGCGGCACAAGTGATACTCATATCTCTATGGCACGGCTTGAAGCAAGAATCGAGGGGCTAAATGTCTGATACCCCGCGCAATCTTACTCGCAACCAACTTGCTGAGTTCTTACCGAACCAGCGGGCAGTTCGGGTCTTTGAACAGATGCTAAAGCAGATCAATGAACTTCTGCCTGCAGACGTCGTTACCCTCAACCGTTTAATCCAAGAAACCTCAATCGAAGCATCGTATGGAAGCGCCAAAGCCCAGTCTGCCCTCGAACTACTAGGCCAAGTTGCTCAAGATGCAGCCATCAATGCCGGCACAGCAGATACCAAGGCCACTGCAGCTTTGGATCTGCTCAGTCGTATGGCAACGGCACTAGAAACAATCGCTCAGATGCCTGTGCCACGTGAGGATACCTTCTTGCGTGGAGATTACATCGATCTGCCTGTCAGTGGTCCACATGTAATACAAGAGCGGCGCATCCAATGGAACACTGACGACGGCACGTTGGACGTCGGGCTGTTCAATGGTGTTGTACTTCAAGTTGGACAGGAGTTGCACTTCTACGCCAAGAATACTTCTGGCGTGACTATCACCAACGGTTCATCTGTCATGGCCACTGGAGCTCTCGGTGCCAGTGGCAAGATCACTGTTGCTAAGGCAGTTGCCGATGGTTCGGTGTCTGGTGAGTACATGATCGGCATTGCCACTCAAGACATTGCCAATAATGCTTTTGGTTATGTCACATCATTTGGACAAGTTCGAGGTATTGATACAAGTGGCACACCATACGGTGAGGTGTGGGCAGATGGCAATCTCATCTATTTTAACCCCGCCATTGTTGGTGGATTGACAAAAGTCGCGCCTGCTGCACCAAAGTTGCGCGCTCCTGTAGCGATTGTCATCAATGCGTCTTCTGGAGGATCTGGTGCATTATTTGTGCGCATGAAGACGGGCGAGGATCTAGCCCACCTCAATGATGTAACAATCACTGCTCCTGCATCTGGCCAGGTGCTTGCCTACGATGGGGCAATTTGGAAGAACACTG